GAATCCAGTCCGCTTCCCCGGCAATACCACTCCGACGTAAAACCTCCGGAAGTCATCAGTATGTTTTTGAAGATGCCCCGGGCGTTCTCCGTAAACGGCGCATCCACAAAACCCACCTTCAGCGAAGGGGCCGACGTCGACGCTTCCGGGTTCAGCAAAACGTTCACGTCCGGATTTCCGTCGACATCGCTGGTGAATACAAACTCCTTAAGGCAGATAATGTTCATATCGTTGTAATCGTCAAAAGCAGGCGTGCCGGGAACCGTATAATACTTATAAGGATTTACAATGCGAAAAGCCATCTCTCCGGAATAGGGAATACGCTCCAGATTGATTCTGAACGTTTCGAAACTCGCAGGGATATAATCATAGTTGACTCCGTCCGTAATACGGAGTTTGCCGTTCTGTACATCTCCGCGGACTTCAATGTATGTCTTTTTTGTCCCCCAGCCTTCAGCCGACAGATAATGCCTGGTGCCACCGGAATCGGTGATAAAAATCTCAAGCCGGAAACTTCGGCCGGTGCTCATGTCGATCGAACCGATCTCCCGGTTTGACATCAGACATATCGAAAACTGAAACTCTATCCGGAAAGGCCGGTTGCAGGCTTCTACGGATATGGACTGCATAACGTAGGCTTCGAGTTTTTCGGGAAGTTTTGTCGGTTTCAGTTCACAGTAAGTCTCTTCATCCACACGCATAAACCGTACTCCGGGAGAAAGTATCCAGCTTCCCACCGCCGCAAAACAATAGTCTTTCAAAAGGCTCGGATACAGCTCGTAGGGCTGTTCCATAGTAAAATCCTTCCTGGCCGGGACGATCTCAGATTCCAGTTGCCCGACAGGATAAGTGTCATCCCCGATAGCCCCCAGTGTTTTCATTACAGGCCGGAAGCCGCCCGCAAAATTACACGACGGATCATATTCCATCAGATCCGTATCCTGGTCCGTATACCGGAGCACATGCCATTTGCAGTCCTTCTGCTTGATATAGGATCCGAAAGTGATCAGTACCTTCTCCAAGGCCTCATAGCAATCCGCATCGTCAAATGCATTGCAGTCTACAAACGCCTGGGTGTACACGCTCGCCACACCACTCATACCGGTAGCAAGTAGTTTCGATGCAAAGACATAGTTAAGCACCAGTCCCGTCTGCTCACAGCAATATTTGATGACATCAAACACGGAACGCTTGCCGCTCAGACCGAAAGGAATATTTTTCAGTAAGCCCAGACCGTCGGAGGCCGTAACGGATACATCGAAAGGAACGGAAATGTAAGGCTCCGAATACAGCTCCGGAAGGATGTGTCCGCTCCAGAACAATACGCCCGAACGGTACACCTCTACCCGGAACTTCTTTCTGTCCGTCGTGTAAAACTCCCGGAGATCGCCGTCAAAACAGGTTTCTATGCTCAATTCCAGAGAGGTACCCCGCACGGCCTCGCCATCATCCATTTTCAGAACAGGGACACTGCCAAGATTCCGGTTTTCTACAGGCCCGTCATATCCGGCCTCCAGAATATTTATCTCGTATGGTGTATCCGAAACGCTGTCAAACGACAGCCTGTATTTCAAACCGTAACTCATGTCGTCAATCCTTTACGTATATTTTCAGAATTAATAGCAGCAACCAGATTACTGCCTTTTGCTTTCAACTCACCACTTACAATTACATTAATTTTACCGGAATCCATCCCGGAAGAATAATCTTTTGTATTCCCGATATTCACCTCATTGCTATAAGCATTCCCGGAAAATGTTCCCGAAGCATTACCTCCATCAGCAATCTTACCCAAAGAGCTTTTTACAGCAGTACCCAAAGCCACCAACGCAGCCCCGGCAGCAATGGCAGCAAAAGGATTCAGCGATTTCAATGCAAGCTTGATACCTTCCACGGCTATACCTGTCGATATCGCAGTCTTTCCCACATTTATGGCCATGTCGGCAAAAGTTCCGGCAACGAGTGTGGCAAAACCCTGCAAATCTCCGGATCCCGCTATAAGCTCACCGATATTTTCGCCGAACCCGACCGCCAGATCGTTAAAAGCTGCATTGACAACGTCACTCACATCTATGCAGTCTTTTTGTATTTCCTGCAGTTTGGTCCGCACAGGCTCTAATTTATCCGGCAATTGCGCCAGATCATCGAATACCGGCAATTCACCGTTTATATCGAATAAAGCATCATCTAACCCGTACAATACAGCAGGTTGGCTGATCGGGCCACCTTCCATTTTTTTCTGTGCATCGAGCACCCGTTTCCGGCTGAGTTCGTCCGTTTTCTGTACAAGTAAATTCAGACGGGCTATCTCTTTGTTATAATAATCCAGACTTGCCTGATCGGTTATATCGGTTGCAGATTTCAGATTTTGTAAAGCCTTTATTTTTTCTCCGATAGCTCCGGAAGTTTTTTCCTCCATGTCTATCGTATCCTGAATCGCCTGCTTTTTCTTTTTTTCTAGATTTATTTTTTCTTCTGCTGCCTCACGGGCTTTCCTTTGTGCTTCTGTCTCTGCTTTAATCCCTGAAGCTCTTTTATCTATCTCATCTGCAATTGCTTTAAGAGTCTGCTGATAGCGATTATCACCACGCTCCTTATTTAAAGTCTTATATACATTCTGTATTCCCAATAAATCATTCAAAGACAATTCCGAAAGCTTTAAACCCTTTATAATTTCCTCATTATCCTCACGTATCATTCTATTCTGTTCGGCTAGAAGTTTATTAGCTCGTGACAGTGTAGGACTTAACATCCCCAACCACTTACGCCATGTCGGTATCGACTCGTCATTTAGTACATTAGTGACCTCTTTTGTTGCATTTGTAAGAGAATTTATACTTTCCACACTAGGAGTAACAGCAGCACCGATAACCTCTTTCAAATCCCCCCAGGCATTACTTAATTGTGTTGCAGCTCCATAGGCATCTCCAGCCGCAGCTTTGGCTGCTCCGCCAAATTCATTCTGGAGTTCTTTTAACATAATCAGCTGCGCTTCCTGCTTTTTCCCTTCGGCAACCAGTTGCTTGATTTGTTTTACCTGTTCCTGGGAAAAAGAAACACCCGAACGGCGCAAAGCTGTCAGACCAATTTCCGGCGATTCCAAAGCCTTACCGATCTGCATGACTGCTGCATTCAAATCGGTATTCAAGACCGTCGCCATATCCTGAGCTGAAGCAATAGCCTCTTTAAATACATCCCCCTTGATCGATTTAAAGGTCGACATAATGGCCATAGCATCTATAGTCACTTCATCGCCGTATTTGGTCACATCCTGCAATTGCGACGCATATTTTTTCATTTCATCGGCTGTTAAGCCTGCAGCTGCCCCCGTTGCCTTGATTACCGCTCCTAACTTTTTCTCTGCCTCTGCCTGAACTTTACTTAAACCCAGGCATTCTTTAGCAAATGACACAATGCTACTTACAGCAAAAGCCCCGGCTATCATCCCCTTCAGCTTTTTTATTCCCGTCCCGAAAGCAGAAACTTCCTTTTTACTTTTTTTTAGTCCTTTCTGCAAATCAGAGGTATCGGAACCAATCCAGACCTTTAACTTAGAAATAACACTCATAGCAATTTGCTTAATTTTATTACATTCCCGATATCCTGTACACCACTTTCCTGAACACTTTCAATCTCCCAGGGAAATAACCAAAATTTTTTAGGATCCGTAATCCTTGATTTTTTATCTAACTGAACATTAATCAGGGAAACTGTCTGCATTCTGAGCAGATTGGCATATACTTCCAATTCCCGCTGTTTCTTCTCATTGTAGTAGTGAAGTTTCAGAAAAAAATCCTTAAGGCGCATTTCCCAAAACTCCATCACCTGCATATCCAATTCCCCCAAGGCAATACCCAGAAAATAATCCAGGGAAACTATTTCATTTACTTTTTTTTTCCACTCCCTCCATCCGCCTCCATCTGGCTCTGCCTTGCATAAATTCTCATAAATTGCCCCATTACTGCTGTATTGACAACACTTCCCAATTCAGATTCCGACATCGGGAAATTACGTTTTTCCAACCGCTCGCCTTCTTTTATACAACAATGCATCAGAGGTAAGATATCGTCTATAGCGATATGTACCAAGACATCAAGCTGAGACAAATCAGAAACTCCCTTTTTCCGGCAAAAACCGGCTATAGCATTC